TGTATATGCTTCTGATTGCGTTACAGGACCGTTACCACCGCGTAACGGCGTTACAGGCGTGACAGAAGCGTTACTTTTCGTTACATCGCCCGATGAGGCTGCACGCTTCTTCTCGCGGAATTTCCGCACCCTTTCCCTTGTCGATGCTTGCGCCTGCGCGCGGGTGACGAGGTCCCTGTACTTCTCCGCGTTCAGCACCATCCAGCCGCCTGGAACGCGCTCAAGCCTACGTCCGTCGTTCGGCTGGCCTGGCGAAACTGTGTCTGGGCTCTCCAGGGTGTGAAGGGCAGCGATCGCTTCCTGGTCTGTGACGCGGGCGCGGCTGGCGACGTTTCCGGGGGCGGCGAAGGCACAAAAGCCATGCTCATCCATTGCGGCAATGAGGGTGATCCAGACAATTCTGGTGGGGGTGGCCTCAAGCCACACAGACGAGTCGAGAATCTTGGTGAAGATTTTGTTATACATGATGGTCGAGGTCTACGGTAACGGCACACCGTTACCGATGTCAACAAAAGGTTGCCTGTGATTTTCCGCGTTTTATGTGGAAATTGTGGAAATCTGGAGGCGGTTTCCCTTGCGCGGCCCTCGCTTGCGCGTGGTCATCACCTTCACCCTCTCGTACATCGCCAGACCAGTGAAGTACATGCCGGGAATCGCAGCATCGGCAACGCAGCCCCCCTGGGTTTCCAGATCCCACTCGGCCAGCACGATCACCGGCGTGTAGTTGCGCATCCGCTTGATTCGCTCCGCTACCGTCCAGGCAGGGAATCCTGGCAACTGCGCGCCGTCAATGATCACGAGGTCGACAGACGGGGCTATGGCGAAGATCGCGACGGCCTCCGGCTCAGAGGATGCCCGCAGCACACGGTAGCCGTTGACGTACAGCGTGCAGGCCAGCACGGACTGCTGCTGCTCATCCGGCCCCACGATCAGGATTACTTTCTTTGGCCTCACTGTTTCCCAGCCCGATCCAGGATCGCTAACTCTTCCTCGCCGATGCCCAAATCACCAATGTCCTCTGACTCTTCCTCAAGCACCACCACCGGGAACGGAGCGACGGGTTTCGCCTCGTGTTCCGCCATGAAATAGTCGATCTCGGCGTTGAGTTTGAGCACCTCAGAGGTGAAGTAGTCGATCACCGCTTCGCCGGTCAGCAGGTGCTCGTCCTTGCCGGCGCCGATCATCCACTGGAGTTCATCGCGGCCGATGCGCCGATAGAAGAACCTCAAGGCATCGCAGCCAAGAATATCGGGGCAGTAGAGAACAAAATCAACCCACTTCCGGCCTGTGCAGGCAAGCTCCCAGGCCACCTGCGGAAGATATTCGTCCGGGGCTTCCTGGGCGATCGCATACTTCAGGTGGTTCCACGGCAAAAGGCATTTAACTTCGAGAACCCCCTCTGCACCCACAAGGGCGTCGGGGCTGGCGCCGGTGAAGTCATATCGCGGGTGCAGCACAAAGTTGACGGGCTCGCACATCTGGCGAACGACGCCCTCATAAAACAGACGGGCATCGTTTTCAAGGTCAGATCCCCGCTGCATCGAAGGGGAGTTGTAGTGATCTTTCGCCCTTCCGCAGAGCCGCTCGAAGATCAATTCGAGCCGGTAATCGTCTCGCTTGCCCGAGGGATCACCAACCTTCTTGTCGCCGGAGTTTCTGGATAGGTAGGAGCACACGTCGGCGATGCGCGAGCCGGTGATCCTTCCGATTCGATTGCGGAGCCAGGCATCTCCCTGCTGGGAGCCGTAGGTGTTTTTCATCAGAACACCACCGTGACGTTGGGAATCTTGCCGTTTGCGAGTGCCGAGGCTATCACGTCGGCCTTTTCGGGGGCAACGCCTAATTCGGCGATTGCCTCGCTGATTTTGCCGAGCACACGCTTGCGGATTCGGGCGCTGGCGTCCCGCCTCTCCTGCTCCTCCCGCTTGCGTTTATCCTCAGCGGCGCGCCGCTGCTTCTCGGCCTCAACAGCGCGCTCCCTGTCGCGTTCGGCCTGCGCCGCCGCTTCTGTGGCTCTACGCTCGGCAGCTTGGGCCTCGGCGACCCTCCGTTCCTCAGCTTGGGTGGCGCGCTGCTCGGCGGCTTGCTTCTCGCGTTCAGCGCGCTCTTCACGTTCCATGGATTCGCGTTCAGCTTTTTCGCGGGCCTCGCGTGCGATCCGCTCGTCGCGTTCCTTGCGTTCCCGCTCCGCTGCCTCGGCGCGCAGACGCGCCAGTTCGGCTTGCTCGGCATCCCACTTCTCCCGCTTCTCGATGGCTTGGAGGATTTGGGCCTTCGCGACGGCTTTGACGCCAGCGGCCCGCTGGCCGAACTCTTCCCATTGCGAGGGATCAGTTTCGATTTCCCCCAGCCGATCGCGCATCGCCTCGGCGGTAAGCGTCTGCCAGTTTTGAAGGGAATAAGGCCCAGCGCCCTCGATCTCTTTCAGGCGCGCCTCATGTTCCGCGACGCGGGTTTTGTCGGCCTCTTCCCATTCGGTCAGCGGCTTGCGAACTTCTGTCTGCAAGGCTTCGAGACGGTCCCAGATGCGCGCGCCCTCCTGATCAATGGCTTTGAGGCGCTTTTTCTCGTCGGCCACCAAAGCCTTGCGCTGATCGTCGATGAAGGTTTTCGACCGCGCCACCTTGTAGGCGAGAGACGCCAGGGCTTTGCGGTTCGCCTCGGTTGAGATATCCAGCTTCGCGGCCTCAGCCTTTGCCTCCGCTTCGAGTTGATCGAGCAGGGGGTCGATGAAACCGGGACCAAAGATTTGCACCGCCGTGCAAGATTCCAGCCTGACGAGCGCAGTTGATTCAGTTGCCACGGGTGGCTCCTTTCGACAGCTTTCGATACATCCGGTTTTTGACTTGAGCGAAGTTATCCGTCGCCCGCTTGTCCTTCGCAGCCGCCGCGGCGTCGCGGGCCTTGAAGTAATTGGTCTGCAACTCGTCAAGAGAGCCAGATCCCTCGATCAGCGAAACAAAGTCGGCCGCTACGCCGGCCTCCATCGATCCCTGCTCGGCTTCGATCGTCTTGCCGTCGTTGTCAGGCATCCCGGCTGTTAGCCCGGTGGCGCCGCAGAGCGTGTACCGCTCCAGATAGCTGAGGGTCGAGCCTTTTGCCTGGATGCCGTTCTTCCCGCCCGTCTGATCTGCCGGCGAACTCATGCTGGTCGGCTTGTGGGCATAGAGACCATAGCGCAGGATGCAACTCACGGTGATGATGCCGTTCGTCTCAGAGAAGGGAAACGACCAGGTAATCCCGCGCCCGGCTAGAGCTGCCTGAGCAGCGGTCGCGTAGGCGTCGAGATCGGCGAAGTTGTACTCGTAGAGTTTGCGGCCGTCCTTGAGCATCACGGCCAGCCGGTTCTTGATGATCCGGGGCGGGTTTTTATAGAAGTCGGCCATCGCATGAGCAAAGGCCCGCTCGTCCGTCAGCGTTTCCATCTTGCGCTGGCCGTCGATAAATACCTTCATCAGCCGCTCGATCTTGTCGGCATCGAGGTTTGGGTTATTGGCCAGCTTGTCCATCACGGCAAGCAGGGGATCTGAGTGCGGCACGGAACGCTCAAGAGACGCGCTTCGCTTGTCCTGCACCACCAGTTCAGTTTGTTCCGGCATTTTCATTCTCCTTGTAATCGTCGTTCCTTTATCCAACGTTGCACTAACTTCGTGCCTTCCCCATAGCAGGTTGCGTGGACTGGTTGACCGCCGCCAGCCGTCGCGGATTTGCGGAAGTACAGCACCGGGGACTGTCCCTGAATTCGCAAGCGAAGGATCTCGTAGATGCCCTTCGGCGTCTCTCTGCGGTATCCCTGACTCACAGCCCAAGCCGCAAACTCTTCAATCTTTGCGAGAACCAGTAGCGCCCTGTCGCGGCCTCCACCGGCTCTCTGCTTGCGGAGCTTCTCTTCCTGCGGCCATGAATCACCGTCGTAGGGGTCATAGTCCTCGATTCGCCCCTTGCAGTCGTTGGCAAACCAAGCGTCTTCCTGATCGTCGAAGTAGCTCACCTTATTACTCCTCTTCGCTCAATTCGCGGTCGCGCCAGCGGTCGTAATCTGCGTCGGGATCGCGCTCGTCAACGGGAAGCTGCGTGCCCCAGGCGCTGTCTACGTCGTCGCTGGTGCAGCCGGGTGGGAAATTCAGTGCGTCGTTAGCCATGATTGGCCTCCTGCATCGTATCTGATCTGCGAAATGTAATGAACGTGAAAGGCCAAACGTGGCCGCATTCATCGCAGGAAAACTTCGCCCAGAGCCCAGCATTCCTGATGAACGGGTTGTAGCGGCTGCCGTCTTTGTTGAGGGCCGTGGCGTTGAGCGAACCACACATGGAACATTGATCGATGCGATCCATCACATCCCCCTCGGTAGCAGAATCCACGCCAGCACCAGGGCAATCAGACAGCCCAGGCAGAAGTAACTTGCGTAGGTGAATGGGTCGCGGGGCATCAGTCGCCGTCCCACCGCATCCGGTGAAATTCTTCGACCTCGGCATCGGTCAGTGTGGGGGGATACTTTGCCCCGGCCGGGTTCCACTTAACTGCTTCCTCGATCCGCGCTATCATTTCCGCATCGCGCTTGGCATCGCGCTTGGCATTGTGCAGCCGAACCAGGCTCAAAACGAAAAGAACGAAGGCGATAATGGCGAGAGTCCAGGCGATCGCAAGGTCGGTCATCGGGTTTGCTCCAGGGCGACGTGGTTGCTGGGATCGGGATAGCCGAGGTAATAACGAAGGCTGTCGAGCAGCCGGACAGCGATTCTATCGCCACGGCACCAGTCGCGCTCGTAGCAGGGAAGCCCGAAGAGGTGGTTTGAGGCCCGGAGCATGACCAAGGCCGCTGCGGCCTTTTCTTGGGTGGTTCCGGCCTTCGCTTCGAGGAATTCTACGCTGCTCATGTGGGCCTCCGTTTGGAATGATTCGACTTTAGCGCAGCAGAAAAATTATGTCAACGGAAAAATGGAGTTGACAAGAGGAATTTATATGCTACGTTGGTGTTATGAAGACTACCAAACTCAGTTTCGCTTTCACCGAGGACGATCTAAAGGCCTTAGAGAAAATCAAGGCCAATATGGCCGCCAGCCAGGGTCAGGTATCCAACATTGCTGCCATTCGGCTCGCTATTCGCGCCGCCGCTCTGAAATCAGCATAGGCGGCCTATGCCGAAACCTAGAACAACACCTCAAGGGACGCCGAACGGCCCCGGCGTTTACGCCCTTTACTCAGGTGACCTGTGCCTTTATGTGGGGGCTGCCTCAAGCCTAGACCGGCGGCTTGCCTCCCATCCTTTGCATGGCAAATTCGATAGGGTCGAATGGGAAGAGTGCCCGGAGATCGAGCTAATAGAGCGCGAAAATCAGATGATAGAAAAGCTCCAGCCGACCTTTAACCAGAGACGCTCTTCTGGGAATCAGAAGTGGGGAAAAGAGAAAGCCTGCGCGAAGACTATTGATCAGAAGCGCGCTGAGGTCCGAAGGTCCCTAGCCGACCGTCGGGCGAAGCTTATGAAACAGGGCACTTGCAGGGATTGTGGGCTCAATCCGGCCGCCTTGGCGCGGACAGACACCAGGAAGCGCCGGCCGACTCTTTGCGAAGAGTGCCGGACGAAGCGCAGGGACCAGGCTAGACGGCGCCGCGCTCTGTAAGGCCGTCCCCAAACACACTGAGAAGTGAGGTAAGAACATGGAACTGAAATCAATCTACGGCGATGTGATCTTCGCGCGCAAAGGTGCGAGGACAATTCTGGAACTGGTTACCGCAGCCGTCGCTGCGAAGAAGTCCCTGGGCGGGGCCAACCTGCGCGGGGCCGACCTGGGCGGGGCCGACCTGGGCGGGGCCTACCTGGGCGGGGCCGACCTGGGCGGGGCCGACCTGGGCGGGGCCTACCTGGGCGGGGCCGACCTGGGCGAGGCCGACCTGGGCGGGGCCGACCTGAGCGGGGCCAACCTGGGCGGGGCCGACCTGGGCGGGGCCAACCTGAGCGGGGCCAACCTGAGCGGGGCCAACCTGCGCGGGGCCGACCTGGGCGGGGCCGACCTGGGCGGGGCCGACCTGGGCGAGGCCGACCTGGGCGGGGCCTACCTGGGCGGGGCCAACCTGGGCGGGGCCAACCTGAGCGGGAAGAAAATCGCGGCGCTAAGCGCTTTCAGTGGGAGTCTCTATCCCTACGAGGTTTGGGCCGTGCTTTACGGGGATGGGACACGCTCCGTGAGGATGGGTTGCCACTTTAACACGCTGGAAGAGTGGGCCTCAATCGATCTGCGCAGTAACAATATCGGGGAATTCCCCGATGACGGCAGCGAGATTAGCGAGGAGCGCGCGGCTCTGTTTGAGTTGGCAAAGGCTGCTGCAATGCGCATGAATCTCCCGGTGGCCGTCCCCCAGCAGGAAAGCGAGGAGCGATGAACGCCCGTGGCATGAAGGAAGGGAGCGAATGACCAATCAAGAAAAGGAAAAGGCTGCATTCCAATCCGTTTACGACTCTGGAACTAAAGCTGCTCTGCAAGACGCGTGGGAAGTT